CCGCCGCCAGCGACTCGCGGCCCTTGGCTTGCGTTCCATGCCATCTTCGGTGCCAGCTTCGCGCCCGGAATGGTGATTTTTTAAACTCGAGGCGCCGGGAAAGACCCCGCGCCCAGTTTTTTCTCCCCCCAACACGGGAGGAAAAACGGCACGAAAACGTTGGAACATCAAGGAAAAGAAAGGATACGGATAAATGAACCAAAACACGTTCGACATTTTCGACGATACCGCCGGCCGGCACGTCGGGCAACAGGAAAAGGCCACCCGTCGGCTGATCGAGAGCCTTACCGAGCGTTCGGGCGGCGACCTTGACCCGTTCGCCACCACGCTATGCGCCAGCCTGTTGTCCTTGGCCCAGAACATCGACACACAGCGCAACGCCGGCAAGGAGATCAGCCGCAACATGAACACGTACCTGGACAACGTGCAGCGCCTTCAGGACATGTACCCGCCGGAACCGAAGGTGGACGAAGACTTGGCCGCCTACTTGGCCGAGGCGAAGGCATGACCAGGGAACCGCCGATTATGCGAGCCGGAACGCGCCGCGACCCATCGCGCCGCACAGACGGCAACGTGGTGGCGCGCACTGCCGAACTGTTGGGCAAACCGTTGTTGCCTTGGCAACGGTACGTCGCGGACGTGGCCGGCGAACTGGACGACGCCACAGGCACGTACCGGTATGACACCATCGTGCTTACCACGCCCCGCCAGTGCGGCAAAAGCACGTTGATAGACACCGAGGACACGCGCAACGCCCAGCTTGGACGCGATAGGAAGATCTATTACCTGGCCCAGACCGGCAAGGACGCCGAACAGCACTTCAAGGAATACGTGAAACAACTGAGGGACAGCCGGCTGGCACCGCTGGCCCTGAAGCCACGACTGAGCAACGGCGGCATGGAACAGCGGTTCACCAACGGCAGCTTCATACGCCCTTTGGCCGTCACGAAGGTGGCCGGCCACGGCGTGCAGATGGACAAATTCACCCTGGACGAGGCTTTTAGCCTGACCGAAGAGGCCGGCTATATGATCTTGGACGGCTTGGGGCCGACCATGAACACCCGCTTAAGGTTCACCGGCGTGCAACCACAGATGTGGATTACATCGACCGAAGGCACGGCCGCTTCGACGTTCTTCAACACTCTGTTGGACGGCTTGCGCGCCGGCGACGTGCCCGAACGCACGGCGTGGTTCGACTTCGGCTTGCCCGACGACGAAGACCCCGAAGACCTCAAGGCCGTGGCACGCTGGCACCCGGCCGCCGGCCTGTTGTGGGACTTGCGCCAGTTGGCCGACTTCCGCCAGCAGTTCGGGGACAACAAGGCCGGTTGGGCGCGAGCCTTCGCCAACCGGCGTGACGTGGGCATAGCCGAGCGCATCATATCGGCCGACCTGTGGAACGCCACCACATGCTGGCCGATAGCGCCCGGCGACTTGGCCGGCCGCCCCGTGGTGTTCGGTGCCGCCGTGGACGTTGACGCCACCCACACGGCGATTAGCGCCGGAATATTGGAACACGACGGCACCGTTAACGTGCAGTTGCTCAAGGTGCTGGACGGCACCGGCGCGGCACCCAATGAGATAACCAGGCTGTGCGCCACCTACGACGCGCCCCTGTGCATGGACTCGCGCGGCCCGAACGGCGACTTGTGCGACCGGCTGAAGGCGTTGGCCGACATCAACGGCGACCCGGTTGTGCGTTTCGTGGACATGCAAGCCGGCGATTTTCTCAGCGTGGGCCAGTCGTTCGTGAGCGGCCTTGAGAACGGCACCGTGCGGCACGCGGCAGACACCGAGCTGGACGCCAGCGCGGCGAACAGCGCGCGCGCATGGAGCGGCGACGCTTGGCGCATATCACGGCGCGGCAGCACCGGCAAGACATCACCGCTCGAAAGCGCCATGCTTGCCGCGTGGGGCGTATCCCACCGACCCGAACCCGAAGGGCCGTTGCAAATATTCTGACCATGTACGGCTGTGGCGGACTGTGGCGGGCAAAGGGGGCGCGCATTTCGACTGGCCCGGGGGGGGGGGGCAGGGGCGCCCCCCACTCGCCACGGCCATGCGTGAGCGCGCATGATGTGTCGCATGAACGACTTCGGTTTTTTTCAGCGGCTACGCTTCGCCGGCAAGATCATCACGCGCGGCGTGGCCGCCGTGGACGACATGCCGGCCGAGATAATGCCGCCCAGCCGCACGGCCGCGTATGACCCGCTGCAACTGTCCACCGTGTTCCGTGGCGTTCAGGTGCTCCAGACCGCAATCGCCGGCTTGCCGTTGCACGAAATGCGCGGCGGCGTGAAGCTCAACACGCTTACGTCCATCATCGACCGACCGGACGCCAACCGAAGCCGCCGTGACTTCATCAGCGACATCGTGGCGTCGCTGTGCTTGGACGGCAACGCGTTCGTTCGCAAACTGCGCTATGACGGCGAAGTGGTGTCGTGCCAAGTCTTGCCGCCGTCTCTGGTGACCGTGCGCGACGACGGCCGCGACCCCGCCGCGCCGGTGCTTCGCTATTCGTATCTTGGCCGCGAGTACACGCCGGATGAAATCACACACCTGAAGTTCCTGAACGTTCCCGGCCGCTTGCGCGGCCTTGGCCCCATTTCGGCGGCGCGCGAAGAGGTGGAGGGCGCGAAGATGGCCCGCGACTACAAGGCCCGGTTCTACACCGATAGCAGCAACGTTAAGGGCTATCTGAAGAGCGACCAGAAGATCACGCCCGACAGCGCGAAACAGGCGAAGGACGATTGGGGCAAGGCCGGCAAGGCCGGCGACATCAAGGTGGTTGGCAGCAACCTTACCTATGTGCCGCTTGATATGAAGCCGGCGGACTTGCAGTTTTTGGAGACTCAGAAGTTCGACACCACCCAGATCGCACGCCTGTTGGGCATCCCGGCCAGCATCATGCTTGCCGCCGTGGACGGCAGCAACCTTACCTATTCCAACATCGAGCAAAGCTGGATTGAGTTTGCCGACTACACCCTTGCGGCATATACGGGAGAGCTTGAGGAACTGTTAAGCGGCCTGTTGCCGCGTGGCCGCGTTGTGCGCTTCGACTGGGATAGTTCGCGCCGCGCCGATATGGCCGACCGTTACAACGCCTACAAGACCGCCATCGGTTCCGGTTGGCTCACCGTGGACGACGTGCGCGAACGCGAGGGCTTGCCGCCGTTGACGCCCGAACAGGCGGCCCAGATTCAACCGATTGGAGGCAATGCAAATGAGCAATGAGCATGACGAAAGGCTTATGGAGGCGCGCACGCTCAACGTCACCGGCCTACGCTTGCGCGACACCGGCGACACCGGCGACGGCATGACCTTGGAGGGCGTGGCCGTGCCCTTCAATCAGCGATATGCGCTGTTCAGTGATTACGCCGAGGTGATAGACCCCGATTGCGACTTCGGCACACGAAAGACCGTGAAGGTGAGCCGCGAGCATGGCGACCTTATCGGCAAGCTGACCGACATGCGCAGCGAAGCGGACGGCTTACACGTCGTGGCGAAGCTGGCCGACACCGAAAGCGGACGCGAGGCCGCCGAACTGGTGCGTGAAGGCGTCTACGACGGCTTCAGCATCGGCTTCAGGCCGGTGGAAAACAGGGTTATCGACTCGGACGACGGCGTTACCGAGGTACACCGCCGCAAAGTGGACCTGTTCGAGGTTGCCGTTACCGGCATCCCCGCGTATCCGGCCGCCGAGATCACCAGCCAACGCTCACAAACCACAACAACCACCAACAATGAAAGTGAGGCACCCAGTATGGGCAACGACAACGAACAGCGCGACGTGAACGAACGCTTGGAGGCGTTCGGGGAGGAACTGCGCGGCATCAAGGCCACCGTGGCCGCCGGCATCCAGGCCACCCCGCCGGCCGAGCTGGGCGGAGAGTTTCACGCCGCCGGCGACTATCTCAAGGCGCTGAGCGACGAACGCAATGCCGACCACGCGGCCGCCATCGACCTTATGCGCCAGACCCGCGACGCCATCGTTACCGGCGACACCGGCAACACCGTGGCATGGATTGCCAACGACTTGCGCCTGATCGAACAGCGCCGCAAGGTGACGAACATCCTCACCCGCGACACGCTGCCGGCCACCGGTATGAGCATGGAATACAACGTGGTGAGCGAGGACTCCACGTCCGTGGACAAGCAGACCGCCGAGGGCGCGGCCCTGACCTTCGGCAAGGTGAAGTTCGGCACCAAGACCGCCGACATCAACACTTATGGCGGCTACACCACGCTTTCGCGCCAGACCATCGAGCGCAGCACCACCCCCATGCTCAACACGGCGCTGAAGGCCCTGAACAACGCCTACGCGAAGTCCACCGAAAACGCCGTGCGCACCTACCTGTACGACCTCATCAAGTCCCAGCGCGACGCGGCCGACAACCCGAACAACATCACGGCTCCGGCCGCTTTGAACGACATGACGACAGACCAGTGGGCCGGCCTTATCCTTGACGCCGCCGAGGTGATGGACGATAGGAACGCGGCCATGACCCGTCTGGGCGTTTCCAAGGACGTGGCGCTGGCCCTTATCAAGCTCAAGGACTCGGGCAACCGGTTCATGGACATTTCCGGCAAGGGGTCGGATACCATCGGCGCTTTCGACGTCACCGGCGTGGTGGGCGACCTCATGCGCGTGCCGGTGTACTTGCTGCCGAAGGCCCCGACCGGCACCGCCGCGTTCATCCCCCCGCCCGCCGTCACCGTGTGGGAGAGCGGCGGCCCCACCCAGCTTTCCAACACCGACCCCGTGAACATCGTGGACAACTATTCGGTGTACGGGTACATGGCCGTGGCCGCGACCTTCACCGACGGCCTGTTGCCTATCAAGTTCACTGCAGCCGGGATGTGACCATGAACGACGAACAGTTGTTGGCACAGCTGCGCAACGAAGTGAGCGTGCCAAGCGGTGACGATGAACGCTTGGCCGCGAAGCTGGCCGCCGCCAAGGCGTATGTGGCAAGCGCCGTAGGCGCGGCGTCCATCAAGAACGAAGTGCTGGCCGATTGCATCGTGTCGTGCGCCGCCGACCTGTACAACAGCCGCGACGCCCGGCTGGGCGTCATGAGCGTGGGCGACGGCACGCTGGAACCGTTCAGGGTCAGCAGCGACCCATTGCGCTCGGTGTGGCCGAAACTCAACGCGGCCGGCATCCTGACCGGGAGCGTGGTGATCGCATGAGCAGCCAAGTAACACGAGAGCGAGAAGCCCTTATGGACATGCTGACGGACGCCCTGGGCGACCTCGCTTGCGTCGTCACCATCGACGCACAGGACGCCCGCCCGTTGCCAGGCAGAATAGCGGTGCTGATAGACCCGCCAGAACTCACTTTCGAGGGCTGGCATATGCAGACCATCACTTGGACGGTGAACCTCATCGCCGGCACCATGGCCACGCAGACGCTCGCCTTGGACCTGTTGACCGACGGCGTGCAACGCTTGCACGACCACCAAGTGAACTTGCGGGACGCGAAACCCAGCACGTTCAACCTGACCGGAGTGGGCAGCCTGGCCGCCTACACCATAACCCTCAACCCATTGGATTCATAGAAAGGACACAATCATGGCGACAAGAACCCTTGGACCGGGCAAGCTCACCATCACCGACACCGGCAAAGGGCGCGACTTCAGCGCCGAAGTCACCAAGGTGCAGTTGGTGGCGTCGAACAACACCGACGATCCAATCAATTTCCTTGACGGCTCGCAGGACACCAGCTCAAGCACCGATTGGACGCTTGAGGGAACCATCGTTGACAACTTCGACACGGACAACCTCGCCAACTGGTGCTTCGACCATTCCGGCCAGACGCTGCCGTTCGAGTGGGTGCCGAACAACAAGGGGGCGACCAAGTGGAACGGTAAGGTGAACATCTCGCCCGTGAGCATCGGCGGCGACGTGAAATCAAAGAACAGCAACGACTTCAGTTTCCCCGCGACCGAACTCGCGCACTCCGCCTACACGTCGTCCTCCGAGGTCTGAAATGGCAGCCAAAGCCGCATACGTGGTGGGGCAAAAACGTTTCGTTCAGACCATGCGCAAAGCAGGCGCGGACATGAAGGAGCTGAAGGACGTGAACCGGCAGGCCGCGGACATCGCGTTGCCGGCCGTCCGGCAGCTCGCGCCGCGCGGCGAGTCGGGCAGGCTCGCCGGATCCATTCGCGTTGGCGCGACCCAGAAGGCCGGCGTCATCCGTGCCGGCCGCAAGTCCGCGCCCTACGCGGGAGTCATCAACTACGGGTGGCCGAAAAGGGGCATCAAACCCCGCCTGTTCGTCAACCAGGGCGTGGCCGGCACCGAGGGCGCGTGGCGGCGCGTCTACAAGCAGTTCATCGATAAAACCATGAGCAAGGTAAAAGGAGCTTAGATCATGAAGACCATCAGGATTACACACGCAACCGGCGAAACACATGAAGCGCCGTTGACGCCGCGCGTGATTTGCGCGGCCGAGGAACACGCGCAGGTGAAGAAATGGGCGACCGGGGACGCAAGCCGCATCCGCCAGGCGTATTACATGGCCTATCTCGCCGAGAAGTTCGCCAAGCTCACCACCCTTGACTTTGACGCATGGCTTGACGGAGTGGACGTGGACGGCGTGGAAATCACGGCGGAGGCCGACGCGGGAAAACCTACGGCCTGACCCCGTGGCCCGAAGACTCTCTCGGCTATCTGTCCTGTCTGCTCGCCCGATATTTCGGCGGCACGCCGTGGGAGTGGCGGGAAAGGGCCAATTGGATGGATTGGGCCACGGCTGTGGAAATCATGCAGGACGAGGCCGAGAAGATGGAGGAGGTGACGCATGACTCATAGCGCGATAATGTCCGTGAGAATCACGGGCAACAGCGACGACGCCGTGAAGGCGTTCCAGAAGGCCACCACGAAGGCGGCGGCGTTCGGTTCGTTCATGGGCGGCGCTGCTCTCAAGGGCGTTACCGCCCTATGGGACAAGGTGAGTTCGTTCGGCAGCGCCGTGATGGACATGAGCGACAGCACGGACAAGTTCGTTTCGACGATGAACTTCGCCGGCATCGACACCGCCAACGTCGAAAAGGCAAGCAAGGCGGCGCGCGACTACGCGGACCGCACAGTGTATGATCTGTCCACCATCCAGAACACCACGGCGCAGCTCGCCGCGAACGGCATCAAGGACTACACCGGCCTTACAGAGGCCGCCGGCAACCTGAACGCCGTGGCCGGCGGCAACGCCGACACCTTCGGATCCGTGGCCATGGTGCTCACCCAGACGGCCGGCGCGGGCAAGCTTACGACGGAGAACTGGAACCAGTTGGCCGACGCCATCCCCGGCGCGTCCGGCAAGCTCCAGGAAGCCATGAAGGCCAACGGCGCGTACACGGGTAATTTCAGGGACGCGATGGAGAAAGGCGAGATCAGCGCCGAAGAGTTCAACCAGGCGATTATGCAGCTCGGCATGAGCGACGTAGCCAAGGAAGCCGCAAGCAGCACCAAGACCATGGAAGGCGCTTTGGGCAACTTGGAGGCCGCGATCACCGGCGGGCTGACGGACGCGTTCAACCTCATAAAGCCAGCGGTCACGGGCGCGTTGACCGAAGCAGGAGACCGTATCAGCCAGTTCAGCCAAACCGCCACCAACGGTTTGAAGTCGTTCATCCAGGGCGTGAGCGACACGGGCGTGTTCCAATCGCTCTCAGGCATGGTGTCAGGCATCGGCGGCGCGTTGTCATCGTTGGGCGGCGCGTTCTCGAGCATCGCCGCGACGATAGCGCCGGGCTTGCAGGGCCTGTCCGACGCGGGCGGCATCGGGACGGCCGTGGGCGAGGCGTTCACCGGCGCGGCCGTGATCATCCAGGCGTTGGCGGACAAGCTCACCCAGTTCGGCGATTGGGTCAGCGCGAACGCGGAACCCATCAGCGGCGCGCTAATAGCCATCGGCGGAGGTTTCGCAGCGTTCAAGGTGGCAAGCGTCATCAGCGCCGTGGTATCCGCGTTGCAGGGCTTCAGCCTGGCGTCCACCGCCGCGTCAATCGGACAATGGGCGTTGAACGTGGCCATGAACGCCAACCCGATAATGATCGTGGTCACCGCCATCGGCGCGCTGGTGGCAGCGTTGGTGTGGTTCTCCACCCAGACCGAAACCGGACGGCAGATATGGAGCCAGTTCACCGCGTTCCTGGGCAACTGCGTGAACAACATAATCGCGTTCTTCCAGTCGTTGCCGGGCCGTATCGGCGCGTTCTTCCAGAGCGCGGCGGACGGGGCGAGGAACACTTGGAACAATGTTGTGGATTGGTTCAGTGGATTGCCGGGCCGTATCCTCAACGCCCTGGGTAACGTCGGTTCCATCCTTGTGAACGCCGGTTCGAGCATCATTGACGGTTTTCTCTCAGGTCTCAAGGGCGCTTGGGGCAAAGTGACGGGTTTCATCGGCGGCATAGGCGACTGGATAGCCGAACATAAGGGACCTATCAGCTACGACCGCAAGTTGTTGATACCGCATGGCAAGGCCATTATGAGCGGCTTTGCGCAAGGCATAGACGCGGGCTTCAACGGCAAGGTGCGCGCCTCCATAGGCGCTGTGAACGCGGCCATGTCCGACACAGGGTTTCGTGTGAGCGTAGCGGGGGCGGCTCAAACGGGTGGCGTCGTCTACAACACCTATGAGGTGCATATCGACGGCGCGATAAGCGACCCGGACGGCGCGGCCAAGGCCATTGAACGGCTGCTTGCCGGCCACGCTCGGAGACGGGGCCGCAGATGAGGCAACCAATGTTGTTCATAGATCGCGGCAACGGGTGGGAGAACGTGACCGGGCATAGCCACGCGCCGGCCGGCTTGGCCGGTTTCACGGTGGACTGGGGCACCGACTCGCCGGACACCCAGCCCGATCCAAGCGTGCTCCGCTTCCAGCTGCTCGACCGTACCGGCGACCTCGCCGGCAACAGCACGCGCCTTGCGGGCATGAAAGTGTTGGTTCAGTTGTCCCGCCGGCCGTTGTGGCGTGACCTCAACGACCCGACGCCATGGGCCGGGCAGCCGGAAGGACTGACATGGGCCGACTTCCACTTGGCACACAAGCCGACACCGGAGGCGCAGCCCGACCCTACGGCGCTCACCATATTCATCGGCAACGTGACCAGCGGCGGCACCATCACCCAACGCGCGGACAACACCTATATGCTCGACCTGTACGCTAACGCGCTTCAGGTGCGTATGAACCGCGCCATAGGCAAGGGGCCAACGTCATCGGACGCCAAACTGGCGGGCTTGCACTGGACCGGCACGGCCGCGCAGCGCGCGGACGAAATCAACCGGCGGCTCAGCGCGCTGGGTTGCCCGCCACTGGATCCGGCGACGCCCGCACGGCGCCAAACCAGTCCACGGTCCGCCGCCTATGACAATGACTCCTACCCAGAGTTGTCCACCGTGTTATATGCGCTCGGCGCGCACCACCCGGACTTGCCCTTGTATTACGAGCGACACGGGCATGGCTCCGAATCGCTTAGCGCGGTATGGGCCGGCCGCCGCGCAAGCATCACGTTGCACGCGGCCGGTGCGCTGACCGTGGCGGGCGGCGGTTTGGAGCAGATCGCGGCAACCGGCGACAAAGTGACCGTGGACGATACGACGCTGACCATCCCCGACACGGTAAGCCAAGTCAAGCTATCCACTAAGACCGTGAAATGGGACGACAACGACAACAAACTGTCATTCGAGGACGACGAAATCGACCTCACCGGCCAAGGGCTCTTGCCAAGCAATCTCACGGCAACCGTGGAATCGGTGTCTTTCGACTCGGACGCGGTGACGGCCAACGAGGCCGGCGACCATTGGACCGGCGGCGTATGGCAGCCCACGGCGGAGCAGCGCACACGGTGGGCGGAATGGCTTGCCGTGCAGACATTGAGGCTCAGACCGGAGAAACTGACCGCCAGCAGCCGGCATCTTGACTTGGACGTGTTCGAGCAGCAGTTGCAGCCCACCGCGTCCCTGTGGGCGTTCGTAAGCACACGCTATACGAAGCTTCTTGCGGACGACGGTACGCCGGCCACCAGTGGCGCGTGGCTCGCCATCGGCGGCACGTTGTCGTTCGACTGGCAGGCGG